TTATCCAACAATAGCCGTATTTTCGCCTGTAGTCTTTTTTTCTGCGTTTTTCTTCAAATCAAGAGCGTAATGGATTATGTTCATTTTATCGTCTGTGCCCACTGTTCTAAATGCTCTAATTAAAAGTTCTTCCATATCTGATAGTCCCTCTATAGGTTTTTGTTGAGCAATATCAATATCCTCTACAGAAATACCTAATATTTCACAAATTTCGCCTATGTAATTCAAAAAACTATCACTTTTTCCGTTTTTCCAATCGTTATAGGAGTTTCTATTAACATTGCAACCCATTGATTTTAATGTGTTAATTATGGATGACGAACTTAAATTTTTCTCTTGACGGTATTTTTCTATATTATCTAAAATCCGCCTTGAATAGTTAGTAATACAGTCGCTTTTCTTCATAATAATATCTCCTTTTTTCTGTAAAAACAGAAAGCATAGAAGAAAAGCAGAAAAAATTCTGTAATTTTGCTTGACAAACAGAAAATTTTCTGTTATACTCATACTTGTAAACAATAAATTGTAAAAAAAAAGAGTATAAGAAAAACACCCTCCACAAATATTTTTTTGTGAGGAAATTCTCCTATGCTTAAATGGTTTTGGCGAACTTATTATAGCATAACACTCCTATTTTGTCAATTAGTTGTTTACAAAATCTAATTGAAAAGGAGGTCAGAGATTTGCAGGAACTGAGAGAGTATGTGCGTATCACTCTCTGCAAAAACGAACTTACTCAGGTTTGGTTGATAAGACAACTTGAGAAAAAAGGTGTAATTACCGACAAAACCGAAATGTGTTCGGTGCTTAAAGGCACACGCAGAGGCGATAAAGCAGAAACTATCATCTCTACTGCTGTGGAAATCCTGAAAGACTACGAGGAGAGACGGAATAATGGGTACGATTAACGAGATTTCCGGTCAAACTCTATCCTATTGTCGCAAGAAAATAGGCAGAGACATCTATCAGTATTTTCACAAAAACGAGAAACACCGTAAAGAGTTTAGAGATTGGTATTTCAAAACTTACGGTAAAAAGTACAGATTTAGGAGGTTGACAGTAAATGAACGCAGGAAAAAGTATTTACAAGGGCAAACATCAACGCCGCCGCAAATCACAATTTAAGGCTTATGCTGTGTTTTGGGGAGTTGTGTTAGCGATTTTTCTCTTTGGAGTGTTCACAGGAGTAACAGTACACGCTCTCTGTAACCCACACACGAGTTTTGAGGGAGAAATCGGCAACTTACCTACCTCTGAGGTAAAAACACTCACAGAGGTCAAATATGAGCAAGATACAGTACAGCATATCTACATAGGCGAATGTAGAATTACTGCTTATTGTACAGGTGCTTGTTGTTGTGGCGATTCTGCGGACGGATATACAGCAACTATGACTATTGCAAAACCTTATAAAACTATTGCGGTTGACCCTAAGTTAATCCCTCTTGGTAGCACTGTTTACATCGAGGGTCAGGAGTTTATTGCAGAGGATGTAGGTGGAGCAATCAAAGGTCAGCGAATAGATGTGTGTATGGGTTCGCATAACGAGGCTCGTGAGTTTGGAGTTAAATACGCAGATGTGTATTACACTCCTCCTAAAAAGTAAAACCGCCGCAAGAACAAAGTCTTAACGGCGGCAAGGTAAATATTAACCTTGATTATTATACCAAAAAGGAGTGATTTTGTCAAATGATAAAACCCACTGACAAATCGGTATGTATTGAGTGTAAAGAGCCTATCGGGGACGAGCCTTACGGATATACCAAAATGAGAGGTTATCCGCCGGTCTTTATACATAATTGCTGTTATGAGAAACTTCTACCTAAAAACAAAAGGAGTAAACCTAATGGCTGATATTGTAAAAGTAAGTTGGAGCGGCGGCAAGGACAGTAGTTGTGCTGTTATGCTCCATTTAGAACGAGGTCATAAAGTAAAGGCAGTATGTTATATACCTATGTTTACCGAAACAATACCACTACTACTAAAAGAACATTACGAATTTATATCAAGAACTGCTGACAGATTCCGTTCTCTCGGTGCTGAGGTGCAAATCGTTACAGGTATGACCTATTACGATTTTGTACATAAAAGAAGTTCACGAGGTAAATTCAAGGGTAGAATGTTCGGTTTTCCTTGCTTTTGGACAGGTAAATGTGGTTTTAAAAGGGACTCTAAAGTAAAAGCCTTAGATGCAGTATCTGTAGGCAAATACGATTATGAGGATGTTGGAATTGCATTTGATGAAACAGCAAGGCACGGTGTATTAAATGACCGAAAAAGGTCTATATTATACGACCTTAAAATGTCTGAACACGATGCTATAGTTTATGACTTACAGCACGATTTGCTTTCGCCGCATTATCAAATTCTTACACGAGACGGCTGTACACTTTGTCCTCACGCAAAGGCTAAAGAGAGAGAGTTATGGTTTAAGCAATTTCCTGAGGCTGTTCCTATTGTTCTTGAATTACAAGAACTTGTTAAAAGAGAACGACCCGACCAAACTCCTCTTAGAGAATATAAATGGTTTATTGAAGAGGACGGAACAATTAACTAAATAAAGGAGATATTAACCAATGAAAGAAAGATTAAACAGAGGAGAACATTTTACTTACAAAGGTATTGAATGGATTTGCCTTGACTACATAGGCGAGGACATTCTTGCTATGACTGCTAAGGTATGGCAGGAAATGCCGTTTGATACTGATTGTAAAAACGATTACGAGGTATCGTCTTTACGCAGAGTTCTCAACACGGAATTTTTAGAAAAACTCGACAAGAGACATCTTGTTCCTATGAAACTTGACCTTACCGCAGATAACGGCGATAAGAGTTACGGCGAATGTGAGGATTATGTAGGTATCCTTTCTTGCGACCAATATCGTAAATACAGAGATATTGTTCCGCTATTTAACGAATGGATGTGGACTTGTACGCCGTGGTATTGTAGTTCGCCGTACACGAGTCTCGCCAGCTAGTCCGTCAACTGCGGCAGACAGTAATCGTATTAAGACTAATGCGAGTGGTACGGCTACTTATTGGTGGCTCCGTTCGCCGAACGCGAGTTTCGCCTGCGTCGTTCGTGGTGTGTATACTTCGGGTGGTCTCACCATCGACGGTGCCTACATCAGTGGCGGAGTCGCTCCGGCTTGTAACATCATCAAAAATCAATAAATCCGCTCCGTTAGGAGCGAAAAGGAGAGTAATATGTCAGTTCCGTCATCTTTGCGTGGAGAGGGTCAGTTAGTAGTTATTACTAAGACCAATGCTCTCGCTGAACATACAATAAAAGTCTGTAGTAATGAGAAATTATTTCCTAAAAGGTACAGATGGTGTATAACGGCAGATATTGTTAAAGCCGCCGTTGATATAAGCGGATATACCGAAATGGCTAACTCTGTATTTGTCAACGATGCCTCAGATTATGCTTTGAGAAAGCAATATCAAACTAAGGCTCTTGCGACTACATATTCTCTCCTTAATAAGATTAAGTTAGCCTATACTGTTTTCGGCTTAGAAAGTAGTAAGGTTGAATATTGGACAGGTCTCATAATAGAGGTTCAAAACCTTTTAAGAAAATGGAGAAAGTCTGATAACGAAAGATATAAGAATTTAGGGTAGCGGTTGTAAGACCTTTTCCGTTCGCCGAACACGAGTAACGCCAACAACGTTCGTAATGTGAATACTTCGGGTAATCTCAACAACAACAATGCCAACAACAGTAACGGAGTCGCTCCGGATTGTGAGAAACGCTCGTATAAAGTAATCTGTATATCAGAGGAAATCAATGCACTCACACAAGGAACTGCTATCCTGACCCTATAGGGCGAAAAAGGAGTGCCGATGCGATTTACTTCCAATAGTAAGCATCGCTATCAACGGCAACTAAGATAATCTATGAATAATACAAATACCGATGTAAAAGACATTGTTTGTGATTTTGATAATCTCTATAATGCCTTACTTAAATGTAAGCGTAATGTCTTATGGAAAGATAGCATCGCAGGGTATTACAAAAATGCTTTGGCGAACTGCTATAAGTTACGGCAACAACTTTTAAATGATGCATACACTATAGACCCTTATACAAAATTTACTGTATATGAACCTAAAGAACGAGCCATAGTCAGCACTCGTATTAAAGACAGAGTATTTCAACGCAGTTTATGTGATAATTACCTTTATCACGAAATGACAAAATCGTTTATTTATGATAACTGTGCTTGTCAGGAGAATAAAGGTACACTGTTTGCAAGAAACAGGTTGAAATGTCATCTACAAAGGTTTTACAGAAAGCACGGAACTAACGGTTATGTTTTAAAATGCGACCTATCAAACTTTTTCGGTAGCACTTCTCATAAGGTGGCTATTGAGGCTGTAGATAAACGAGTCCCTGACGATTGGGCGGTAAATAAGGTTATACAAATAATAAGGAGTTTTGACGGAGATGTAGGTATGGGTCTCGGTTCTCAAGTAACACAGTTAATACAACTTGCTGTGCTTGACGATTTAGACCATTACATAAAAGAACAGTTGCACATTAAATATTACATACGATATATGGACGATTTTATTCTTATACATCCTGACAAAACACACTTACAGTATTGTAAGGTGGAGATTGAAAAGAGGATAAATGACTTAGGTTTAGTTTTAAACCACAAAAAGACTCAGTTGTTCTCTTTGGCACAGCCAATTAAATTTCTCGGTTTCACCTTTCGTCTCACTAACACCGGTAAAGTTGTATGCAAACTAATCCCTAACAAAGTATCTCACGAGCGGCGAAAACTAAAGAAACTCGTTAGTCGTGCAAAACAAGGTCTTATGACTAAGGAGCAGGTTGACGAATGTTTTAAGAGTTGGAAAGCACACGCCTCTTTTGGAGATACCTATACTTTAATTTCCAATATGGAGACATATTATAAAAATTTATGGAGGTAAGGTTAATGTTTCATTTTAAAACACTTCGAGAGGCATTGATACAGGAACGCCGTAGAGGAGAAATTCTACAATCTTCTCAACAGCAGTCTAAAGCCGACATTGATTATATCGCTATGATGTGCGATGTCGAACTTGAGACGGAAGAAACACAGGAGGTACAAGCCGATGAATAAGTTTGAAAAGGTAAAACTTTATTATGAAAAAGGTTTATGGGATAAATCTCGTGTTCGTAATGCTGTAGTTAAAGGTTGGATTACTGCGGAGGAGTACGAAATCATAGTAGGAGAACCCTATGAGGAGGAAATAACCGATGTCTAATCTTACAGCAGTAGTTGCTTTAATCGGTGAGATAAGTATTCTCATAGGAGTAATTACACCGGTAATAGTTAATATGCGTAAAATTTCCAACGGCACTAAATGTCAGTTGCGTAGTGAAATGCTCCGCATATATTACCATAATCACGAAAAAGGTGTAATTCGCCAATACGAGTATGAAAACTTTGTGTTTTTGTACGAGGCTTACAAAGCACTCAAAGGCAACTCGTTTATAGATAAAATCTATGACGAGGTTAAGTCTTGGGAAATAATAACATAAAGGAGTTTAGTTATGAAAATTCTCGCAAAAGGTATTGATGTATCATCTTGGCAGGGCAACATTGATTGGGATAAGGTCAAGGCTGACGGTATTCAGTTCGCTATATTGCGATGCGGATACGGTAGCGATATGACCTCTCAAGACGATAAATACTTTGCCCGAAATGTTAAGGAGTGCGAAAGAGTAGGTATGCCTTTCGGTGTATATATCTACAGTTATGCAGATTCCTTAGAAAAAGCAAGGTCTGAGGCGGCTCATACTCTCCGTCTGCTTAAAGGTCTTAAACCTGAATATCCCATCTATTACGACCTTGAGGATGCGAAAACAACCGGTCAGTGTAGCAAGGATTTAATTCTTGAAATGGCTAAGATTTTCGTAGATACTCTCGAAAAAGAGGGATATTGGGTAGGTATCTATGCAAACAAGTATTGGAATACCTCTTATCTCACAGATAAATGGTATGACAGTAAGGCTCGTTGGATTGCTCAGTATCATACCGAATGTACTTATAAAGGCGATTATGGTATTTGGCAGTACAGCAGTTCGGGTAAGGTAAATGGCATTAAGGGTAATGTTGATATGAACTATGCTTACATAGACTATCCTACACTTATCAAAAATAGCGGTAAAAACGGCTTTGTAGCGATTTCTACACCTAAGCCAACAACTAACCCTACTCCTGCCAAAAAGACCAATGAGCAGATAGCAGAGGAAGTTTTAGACGGCTTGTGGGGTAACGGCACAGAGCGTAAGAATAAACTTACTGCCGCAGGTTATGACTACAATGCTATTCAGACTATTGTTAATAGCAAGGCTAAGAAAAACAACCTCAAATCCACAGACGAAATTGCTCGTGAGGTAATTCGTGGACTGTGGGGTAACGGTCAGGACAGAGTTAATAAACTGAAAGCCGCAGGATATAATCCTAAGGTTATTCAGGACAGAGTTAATGAATTAGTTTAACAGGAGGTAAGATTATGAAAGAAAAGTTTATTAAGTGGGCGAAAGCCGCAGGTATGAGAGCGATTAAAACTGTTTCGCAGACAGCAATCGCAACTATCGGTGCATCCACTGTACTTTCAACAGTTGATTGGAAAGTGGTTGTTTCTGCATCGGCACTTGCAGGTATCCTCTCACTCTTAACAAGTGTAGCAGGTCTCCCCGAACTCAAAGAATAAGTAAAACAAAAAAATACCGGATAGAGCGTTAAACTCTATTCGGTATTTTTGCGTTAATCACAAACAATCTTTTTCTAACAATGTAGTAAAAAGAGTTCGGATTATACTCCTTTGGTGGAGGCGAGGGGAATTGAACCCCTGTCCGAAAACCTATTCACAAGACTTTCTACGGGTGTAGTCATTATTTTACATTCCCTTAAAATAACGTCTAATGACAGACTTTATTTTTTGGTAGCTTCATAATTCATAGCGCAAGGGCAAAGCTTTCCAAGGCTACGTTCACCGCTAAGTGACGCCGATTACAAAGTCGCGGTACTCTCTGCATCGACGGCCGCCATTAGTTAGGCAGCTACTAATCTATTATTATTAGCGTTTAAATTTAAAGTTTGCGATTTTTAAGCTTTTCGCAAAGCTACCCGCTTATCCGGCTTCAAAGTCCCCGTCGAAACCTTTACGCCCCCATATAAAAAGGTGTAGAAATATATTAGCATATTTGATTGAAAAAGTCAATCAAATCAAGCGCTGTTTGGTTTTGTAAATATAGGTATTTTTTCGACATATTGATATTGCTTTTTCACAAAATTGATGTTAAAATAAAATTATCACCTTAAGGAAAGGAAAAAAGGAAATGAAAAAGATAAAAAGAACTAAGCTTTCTATTGCGTCAGAAATAGCTTTATACCTTGTTTCAATTATGTCTTTTATAAGCGTTTTTCTTATTTTTAATAATAACGGAAATATTTTGAGAATGCCTACAGGCCTTATAATTTCCGACCTTGCCTCTATTATCGGCTACGATATGTGGCAGGACGGTATGCTTCCAAGCGTTGCTTGGTATTGGATAATTATTTCTTTAATCGGTCTTTCACCTGCTGTTATTATTGCTCTTTTAGGTGTTATGGTAAGAAGAAATAAATCTCAGGCTCTTATTATAAGCATTGTTTTGCTTATTGCTGATATGCTCGTTTTACTTTGCTTTACTAAGACTATTGCTTTTTTAATTATCAATTTTTTATGGCGTGCAATCATTCTTGCTGTTCTTATTGCAACGGCAAAAAATAAACAAAAAGTATAA